CTATTTTGTGGGCTTCACCAGCTTGCCGAGGCGATGCCGCACATACTGCGCCGTCATGGCCTGGGTGGTGTGGCCGAGCTGAGATTGAGCCGCCTCCATTCCGCTTGATTCTTCCGTATCCGTGCCAGCCTTGGCTCGTAAATCGCGGAACTGGAACTTCCTGATCTCGTCGGCTAGTCCCGGATGTACCGCTGCTGCCCGTAGGCGAGCACGGTCGAATGCCCCGCGCAACTCGAACTCAGTCAGAGGCTGTCCCTTCTCGTTGGTCAGTAGTTTTGTTCCGGCAATCTTTCGCGCTTTGATGCGATCCATCACTTCCGCGAGCTGCCCCTCGATCGATACTCGTAACTTCTTGCCGGTCTTGTTCTGCTGCAACGCCAGCGCCCCATCTTTGATATCTGCCCGCGACAGTTTCCGTACGTCGGCTGGTCGCTGACCTGTGAGGTATGCCAGGTCGAGCGCGTCGCGCAGCGGCGGTTCGCCGGCGTCCCATACGGCAGCGAACACCTGGTCGATGATATACGCATCGCGCCCCAACTCCCTGAAACCCTTGATCCCGGCACACGGGTTTGCCAGATTGGTCATGCCGCTGTCCCGCGAATAGTTCCATATGTGCGAGAGGAGGGCTTTTTCCCTGTTTGCTGGAACCTGACCCTCTTTGCCCGTGATCACGAATGCGGGCTTGCCATCCTTGGTGCGGACCGCATTTTCCTCCTGCTTTGCCTGCAAAGTGGATTTCCAGCGCCAGTCTAGGTACTGTCGAACGTGGAAAGCTTCGATACTTTCCAGCGGCACCGGTGGCACGTCGAAAAACTTGTACAGGCTAGCTAGCTCACGCAGGTTTAGCTTCTGGGTCGCTGGCGCCTTGGTTGGCAGGACGTCGCGGATGTAACCCTCGGCCGCCTGGCGAAAGGTGATCGCCGATTTTGGTTGCTTTTGCTTCGTGCGCACAGCCCACTCCCGGACCGCCTCGACGTAGTCCTTTCCCAGCGGGATTTCCCGGCGCGGCCGCTCTCCGGTATCCAGATAGTAGTGGATGCCGCTTGGGCGCACGCGCGCACGCATCCCCTTCGGGAGATGCCTGTTCTTGCTTGGAATTCGTCCCATAGTCCTATTTATTTTTCAGTACGGCCGGCACCCATTTAGGCTTTTCAGCCGGGGTAGGCGTTTTTTTGCCCTCAATGAAGCTCCGTGCCACAACAGGGTGCCCGACATCGTTTATCAGGAATGGTACGCACATTGCGCGCAAGGCCTCGATCTGGCGCGATTTACTTTTTCGGCCCGACAGCACGGCAACTTCTTCGGATGTCAGAAATGTCGCGGGCGTGATGGCCGCGACCAACTCCGCAATCCGCTCGATCTCTTCCTGGCTCATCATCATGCCGGCGTCTCCCCCGGCACAGTCCATTCGTCCACGAAGTACGGCTTGGTCATATCGACCTGTCGGGGCGGCTGCCATTTCTGTTTCTTCAGCTGGGGAGGCTTTTGGTTCTCGCTGGCCAGGAGTGCTGCATAGGCCTTGAAATTAGAAATGATGTTGGCTTGCGTTGTCGCACTTCCGCTGTCCGAGCACGTCACGCCGATTGCCGTCACCGTGATAGGTTCAGCGATGCCATACCGGAGCTCGACTATGTCGCCAGTTGCTAAATCCCAAGGGCATGGGATCTTTGACAGCTCCGCAGCGCCGAAGCGGATCGCTCGAATGGATTGCACCTCGCCGCGGCGAGTGAAGGTCATCGTGTCGACGTTGTCTGCGGCTGCGAAATAGAAGGTTACGCCAATCAGGTCCTGTTTGACGACCAGCGTGACATCCGCATCCTCGGGTTTTAGCTTTGGCTCGACCTGGTTCCAGATCAGGCCACCCATGTCCCGGCGGGTGAATTGGTGCATCATTGGGCACCACCAGTCTTGGCCTGCTGCGCTGCAAGGGCGGCGCGCAGATCCTTTATTTCTTCGTCGGCGGCATAGATGGCCGTATCCTAGCCAGCGTTGAAACAGTCGAAGAATTCGCCGCCGTTAGGCAACTTGCCAGAGTGACGATAGGTGCCATTCGCGTCGATGCGGTCGCGCCAAGGCTTCACATCAACTGCGCCCTGTTGGCCCGCTGGCTCCGGCGCGGCCGGCGCGCTGGCCAGTTTTTCGTTTTCACTCATGTGTTCTCTCCAAAATCGTTATGTCGCAAGGCCGGACCGGACCCTTGATGCCTTCCAGGTAGACGACCATCTCGTCGTCACCCTTGTGCCAGCAGAAGCTGGCGATGAATTCGTTCACGCCCTTATAGCTGACCTGCTTGCAGAGCTGCTTGCAGCGGTGGATGCGCAGATCGTGCTTGTCGGCCACCGACATCAACACCTCGAAGTATTCCCGGTGGTGGAACGATCATGAACGCCAGTAGCTTAGGGAAAACTGCCAAATCTGCGGCGACGTCGAAGTCAGCCTCCGTACCATTTATTCGGTTCCCTGTCGCCATATTCGGGAAACCCTTCGATGGCTTCGATTTTCTCAGTTGGATTAGATTCCGAGGGACCAGAAGGGTCGTGTCGAGTGTGATGGATTCATAGCGCTTATTCCCGGCTGCGGCGCATATATTGCAGATGCACTTAAATCTTAGGGTCCCTCCTAGCGCATCAGCCACGATGTGTTCAATGGTCATTTGCCGAAGTGGATATGCGCAATCAAGGCAGAAAATGCAGATGGTCACTGCCTCATATGTGCGGTCGCGCATTTTATGTGATGGCTTCATTCGCACTCCTGTTGTTTATATTTCATCATAGCAGAAGTTTTTCCACGAGAACGAATATGACATTTACCGTTGAAACCGGCGCCGGCCTGGCGAATGCCGAGAGCTACGCCAGCGTGGCGGCTGCTGATGCGCGCAACGCCGCCCTGGGCGTGACCGACTGGGCCGGCCTGACCGAGCCGAACAAGGAGATCGCGCTGCGCAACGCGACCATATTCATGACCGCGAACTACCGCACCCGCTGGGCCGGCCGCCGCGTCTACCAGGTGCAGGCGCTGGACTGGCCGCGCTATGGTGTGTGTGTGGACGAGTTCCCAGTGCTCAGCACCATCGTGCCGGCCGACATCGCCAACGTCTGCATCGACCTGGCCGCGCGCGCTGGCTCAGGCGAGCAGCTGATGCCGGATCTGGACACCGGATCGAACGTCGTGAAGCGCGACAAGACCGGGCCGCTGGAAACAGAGTACTTCCAGAACACCACCGACGCGCGTGAGCGCTTCGTCGCCGTCGATTCCGCGCTGCAGCCGTTCTTCGGCGCCGCCGGCGGCAGCGGCATGATCAAGTTGGTGCGCGGATGAGCGCTTACCCGGTTGTGAAAATCGAAGGCTGCGCCGTGTTCGAGAACACTTACAGCGCCGGCGGCAAAGTCTGGTCGGTTACGAACCTGGTTGCGCGCGCCAAGGATCTGGAACCCTTCGATCTGCCGCTGGCGGCGATCTATGCCGACACCGATGTGTGGACGCCGACTGGATCGGCCTACGGTATGGCCTTCCACATGCGTCGCGCGCTCGATGTCGATACCAACTATCCGGTGATTCTCTCGCAGGAGGGATTCATCATGGACGGCTGGCACCGCGTGCTGCGCGCGCTCATCGACGGCAAGGCAACCATCAAGGCGGTCCGCTTCCAGAAGACACCGCCGCATGATTACCTGGAACCGAAGCCGTGACCGACTACGCCAAGAAGGCCCGCGAGACCGACGCCAAGCTGCGGAAGAAGGGCGGCACCGTCACCCTGCGCCGCGTGGTTCTGGGCGACGACGATCCGGACACCGGCAAGCCGGTCAAGACCGTCACCGATTACACGGCCGCTGGCGTCAAGCTGAACTATGAGGCAGACCGCATCGACGGGACGCTAATCCAGTCAGGCGACCAGGAGCTGCTGCTCTCGCCGCTGCAGCTAAACGGCGTGGCGCTGCCAACTCCAACCGTCGGCGACCAGGTGCTGGCCGGCGCGGCGACGTTCGCCATCAAGTCGGTGGCGAAACTCGAGCCGACTGACGTGGTGGTGCTGTACACCCTCCAACTGCGGGGCAACTGATGGCCGGCGGCTTTACTGCCGACCTGACGCGGTTCCTGCAACACACCGATGGCAACATCGACAAGGCGCATCGCATGGCGGTGGTGCTGGTCGCGCAGGGCACGGTGTTGGGCTCGCCGGTGGACACGGGCCGCTTCCGCGCCAACTGGCAATTCGGCAAGGTGCTGCCGCAAGGTACGGTATCGAGCGTCGACACCTCTGGTGCGGCGACCATCGCGCGCATGGCCGGCCAGGTCACCAGCGTGAAGGCGGGCGGCGAGGTCTGGATCGTGAACAACCTTCCGTACGCCGGCCGGCTTGAATACGGATACAGCCAGCAAGCGCCGTCTGGCATGGTCCGCGTGACGCTGGCCAACCTGCCGGCCGCGCTGGAGCAATACATTCGAGGCCTCACATGAGCAACAAGATCATTCGCGCCGCGCTGGAAAGCCACCTCAAGGCCTGGGCTGCCGCGCAGACGCCTCCGATTCCGATCTTCCTGGAGAACCGGGGCAAGGCGCCGGCCGTCGGAGTGCGCCACCTCCGCGCCGACCTGATGCCGGCCGACACGCTGAACCCCAGCGAGGGCGCGCAGCACCGGCGCTATCACGGCATGTACCAGGTGGGCATCTTCCTGCCGGAGAACGAGGGCACCGGCGATAGCGACGACCTGGCAAAGGCCGTCGAGGTGCTGTTCAAGTGCTCGACGGTCATTACCAAGCTGGGCCTGAACGTCCGGATCCAGCAGACGCCGGCTATCGCGCAGTCCCGGCCGGACGGCGCCGGCTTCTGGATGACGCCGATCACCATCAAGTACTCCGCCGACGACTTCAGCTGAACCGCAGCACTCCGCACCTTCCACCAGCGCCTTCGGGCGCTTTTTTTTCGTCCGAAAGGCAATACCATGACAATTCAGACCCAAGTCCTTACCAAGGTCATCCGTAAGAAAGAGGCGGTATTCGGCACGCTGCCCGGCGCCACCGGCGCGCGCGAGTTCCGCAAGGTCAGCGACAACATCGCGCTGAAGAAGAACAAGATCCAGTCGGCAGCGATCCAGACCAATGCGCAGCGCCCGATGGCGCGCCACGGCGGCCGCACGGTCGACGGCAGCATCGGCGTCGAGCTGGCGCTGGGCCTGATTGATCTGGAACTGGCGGCCGTCGTGCGCCGCGACTGGACCGCAGTGACGCCGCTGACGGGCCTTACCGTCACCGCTACCGTCAGCGCGCCGCACTTTGTGCGCTCGGCCGGCTCCTGGCTGACCGATGGTCTGGCGCTGGGCATGGTGGTCAAGTTCTCCGGCTTCACCGCCGGCGCCGCCGCGAACAACGGCAAGCTGTACACCATCATCGCGCTGACCGCCACCGAGATCACCGTCGCGGAAACCGTGGTTGCTGCCGCGAGCGCTGCCGCCATCGGCCTGACCGTGCCGGGCAAGATCACCTATATCCCGGAGACGGGCCACACCAACGACAGCTTCACGATCGAGAAGATGTATTTGGCGGCAGTGGAATCCTATCGCTTCACCGGTCAGCGTGTTGCCTCGATCGGCATCGGCCTGGCCGCCGATGACAAGGTTTCCGCGGACATCGCCTACATGGGCCAGGACCGCAAAAAGGACGTGACCCAGTACTTCACCTCGCCGGCGGCGCCGGGTGGTGGTGACATGCTGGTGACCCCGTCCGGCCTGGCGATTATCAACGGCGTCGCTACCAAGGTCTGCACCAACTTCAGCCTGGACATCAACGGCAACGCCTCGGTCGGTAAAGTCGTCGGCTCGAACGTCACCCCGGACGTGTTTATGGACATGATCGACGTCACCGGCCAGATCAGCGTGTACTACGAGAATGGCGTGATGGACGATTACTTCGACCAGGAAACGGCGATCTCGCTGATCAACCGCCTCGACGATGGCATCGGCGGCGCGTTCGTCATGGCCATGCCATATGTGAAGGTCTTCGGCGGCGGCGAGTCGGGCGATAAGGAAATCATCCGCCAGTACGACTACGTGGCCGGCCCGAACACGGCCGGCACCGGCGCCGGCAAGTCGACCATCCTGCTCCAAGATACGACATTGACTTAATAGCAACATATCACCCTATGACCCGGCCGCGCGCCGGGTTTTCTTTTTTGGCGCAAGCCCCCCCAGCACCGACCGGTCGCTGTCGCCTATCGTGGGCGCAGCGGCCGGCACGGGCATTACCTACCCACGATAAGGCCACACCATGGATATCACCGCAACCACCGACACCAACACCGCCACCAAGATCATCGATTCCGGCTTCGACATCAACCTGCTGCTGGGCGAAGCCGCCGCGCCGGCGGAGAAGAACTTCACCGTGAGCGTTCTGTTCGACGACGATGGCAACCACAAAGCCGGCTTCGAGATCGTCAGCAAAAACTCCGAACAGTATCGCGACGTCATCCGCGCCACCTCGGTGACCGCGATCAAGCGCGCCCAGACCAAGAAACAGCAGATCGACGGCAAGACCGACGCCGGCGCCAACACCCTGTTCGAACTGGGCGAGAATCGCGGCCGCAAGATCGCCATGGCCGTCGTCGTTGGCCTGCCTGGCTTCGTCGACAAAGGCCAGCCGGTGCCGGTCAGCGAGCAGTTCCTGAACGCCGTGTTCGACAAGTTCCCGACCTGGGAAGAAAAAATCCTGGCCGCACTGGAAAGTGACGCTAATTTTTTGGTGATCTAAAGCAGCAGCTGGTCGACCACGCTTCAGCGTCGCTCAAGCTCGGCACCAAGCAGAAGGACGGTAAGACGCTGGGCTGGCACCTGAACGTGGTGTACGAGCAGACCGGCGTCATGCCGCCGCAGATGGACGTCCCGCCCATCCCGCATGAGCTGGCGCACGTCTGGGGCTACTTCCTCCAGTTGAACGCGAAGCGCACGGCCGGCGCCATGGCTGCAAATCCGATTTCGGACGAGCAGATCATGGCATGGGAGCGGCGCCACCACATCCGGCTGACGCCCTTCGAAGGCGAGTGCATCGACGCACTCGATGCTGCATTCCTCAGTAACGAATAGGTCGGCCACCGCGCCGCCCGCACCGAATTCACAGCCGCCCATGAGGCGGCTTTTCTATTGGGCTATCCATGACCGTTGATATCGCAACCCTCGCCATCCGGATCGATTCGATGGAAGCTCGCGAGGCCGCGCGCGACCTCGATCGACTGCGCACTTCTGGTCGCGGTGCTGAGCAACAGGCGGACGCGCTGAGCGGCGTCATGAAGAAACTCGCCGGTGTATTTGCTGCGATGAAGATCGTCGACGCGGCGGAGGCGCTGATCAAAACCCAGCGCGAGTTCGATAAGCTGAACGCCAGCCTGGTCACCGCCACCGGCTCTGCCGGCAATGCCGCGCAGGCCTTCGGCGCGCTGCAGTCGTTCGCTGCCAGCACGCCCTACGGCCTGGCCGAGGTGACGAAGGCGTTTATTCAACTCCGCAACTTGGGCCTGACTCCATCGGAGCGCGCACTGAATTCCTACGGCAACACCGCGTCCGCTATGGGCAAGAGCCTCAACCAGATGGTCGAGGCGGTCGCGGATGCCGCAACCGGCGAGTTTGAGCGTCTGAAGGAGTTCGGCATCAAGGCCAAGCAGAACGGCGATCAGGTGAGCCTGACCTTCCAAGGTGTCACCTCGAATATCGGAAATAACGCCGCCTCGATCGAGAAGTACCTGCTCAACCTTGGCGAGACGAAGTTCGCAGGCGGCATGGAGTTGCAAGCGAAGACGCTCGACGGCGCGATCAGCAACCTGGGCGACACCTGGGATATGACCAAACTGGCATTTTCGCAGTCGGGCTTCGGCGACGGCGCGATGGCCGGGGTGCTCGCGCTGTCCAATGCCCTTCAGGATCTGCAAGCCATTTTGCGCGCCACCGGGCTGGCCGCATCCGAAGAGGCGAAGGTGGTATCGGAGGCTGGCGGTCTACATAAGGCCCTCGCCACGGTTTTCGAGACCGTAGCGGTGGTCGGAGAGAACGTCGCGCTCGTTTTCCGTGGAATCGGTCGCGAAATCGGCGGGATCGCCGCACAGGCGGTGGCTTTTGCGACGGGTGACTTTAAAGGTGCCGGTGCCATTCACGATCAGATGGTCGCAGACGCCGAGGAGGATCGCCGCATGACTGACGCCCGTGTGGAGAAAATCCTGTGGGCTGCGGCAGTCGAGCAGAAGGTTCGCGAGAATGCGGCCGCTGAAAAGGATCGGGAAGGGCGCGACGACCTGGCGCGTTACGCTGTCCAGCAGACGGCCGCTGGGCAGTCGGCCGAGGCCGCAAAGAAAGCGGCCGCCGAATACGCGGCGGCGGTCAAGGCGGCGAACGACTTCATCACCGCGATGAAAATCGAGGCATCGGAAGTGGGTCTTAGCACCGACCAAGTGAAGATGATGGCTGCCGCGCGCGCTGCTGCGAAGGCACCAACAGCGGCGCTCCGGATGGAAATCATGTCGGGCGCTCTCGCGCTGGACATCGCCGTCAAAGCTGGTGCGGCGAAGGCGGAAGCTGACAAGGCGGAGGCCGCCGCCGCCGAAGGTGTGCGCGCTGCAGTTTCCGCTCTCAACGACGAACGCGCTGCCTCATACGCGGCGGCCGCTTCCGAGTTGGCGGCGAACCAGCGTGCCATCGAAACGTTTGGCATGACGAAGGCGCAGATCGAGGAGCTCGAAGTGGCGCGGCTCAAGGATCGCCTGGCGCAGCGCGCCGCCCTTGAGCTGTCTGAAGATGATATCGCTCAGACGGAGCGGATGATCGAAGTCAAGACCCGCAATGCGGACGCGCTGAAACGGTTGGCTGACCTGCAGGCAGCGCAGAAGGGTGCGGAGGAACTCTCTCAATTCCTAGACCCTGCCAAGGCTCAAAGCTTTGGTGATGCGCTGCGTGATGCGTTTGGCGGTGCCGGAAGCGCGCTCGCGAAGCTAACTTCTTCGTTTCAGGTCTACACACAGAAGCAAGCCGAGTTCGACAAGCAACGCGATAACGCCGAGAAAAAGCGGAGAAATGGGCTAGGCACGGAAGCGGACTACATCAAGGACATCACCGCGCTGAACCGCATGCAAACTTCGGAGCGGCTGGGCAGCTACGGGGACATGGCTTCCGCCGCCGCCGGCTTCTTCAACGAGCAGAGCAACGGCTACAAGGTGCTGCAGGGCGTGTCCCAGGCGTTCCATGTGGCGCAGTTGGCGATGAACCTGGCTTCGATCGGTCCAGCCATTGCCGCCGGCGCCGCGCAGATGTTCGCGCAGTCTGGTTGGGGTGGCTTCGCTGGCGTCGCTGCTATGCTCGGCGTCATGGCCGCGCTGGGCGCGGCGACGAGCGGTGGTGGCGGCCCGTCGGCCAAGCAGCGCCAGGAGACGCAAGGCACCGGCTCGGTGCTGGGCGATTCGAGCGCCAAATCCGATTCGATCGCGCGTGCCATCGAGCTCGCCGCGACCAACTCCAGCATCGAACTGACCCACACGGCCGGCATGCTGGCTTCTCTGAAAGCAATCGAGAACTCGATCAGCGGGCTGGGGAATCTGCTCGTGCGCGGTTCTGGCTTGACCGGCTATACTGCTGGAACGGTTTATGGCGGGGCCACGGCGGCCATGTCGAGCATCTTCAAGGTCGCCGATGTGACCTTCAGCCTGGTCGATAAGCTGACTGGTGGCCTGAGCACCAAGATTACCAATGCCATTTTTGGCGGCAAAAAGTCGGTCGAGGATACCGGCCTGCTGCTGAATAGCACCACGCTCGGGGCGGCTGCCACTGGCGGCGTATCTTCCTTCCAGTACTCCGATATCAAAAAGGACGGCGGTCTCTTCCATCGAGACAAGTACAGCACGGAGACGTCAGCGCTCGGCGCCGAGGCGGACGCGCAGTTCGCGAAGGTACTGGTCGGCCTGGGCGCCAGCGTGACGGAAGCGGCCAAGCTGTTGGGCGTTGGCGGAGACGAGTTCACCGCTCGCCTCAATACCTTCGTGATCGATATCGGCAAGATCAGCCTGAAAGGGTTGACTGGAGAAGAAATCCAGCAACAACTGGAAGCGGTCTTCTCCAAGCTGGGCGACGACTTGGCGCAGTTCGGCGTCGCCGGCTTGGAGCAGTTCCAGCAGGTGGGTGAGGGCTACTTCGAGACGCTGACGCGCGTCGCCACGAACTACGCCAACCTGAACTCGATCATGGAGTCGATCGGCACCACGTTCGGCGCGACCGGCATGGCCAGCATCGCCGCGCGCGAGAACCTGATCGCCCTGGCCGGCGGCATCGATGAGCTGGCCAGTCAGACCTCTTCGTTCGCTGAAAACTTCCTGTCGAAGGCCGAACAGCTGGCCCCGGTGCAGAAGTACGTCACCGACCAACTGGCCGCGATGGGTCTGCAGAGCCTGACCACGCGCGACCAGTTCAAGGACTACGTGCTGGGCCTGGCCAGCTCGGGCGCGCTGGCGACTGAAGCCGGCGCCACGCAGTACACCGCGCTGCTGGCCTTGGCCGACGCTTTCGCCAAGACGCACGCCGCGACCGAGGATCTGACCAAGACCGAGCAGGAAATCGCCGAGGAACGGAAGGACCTGCAGCAGAAACTGAACGAGCTGACGATGACGTCGGTGCAGTTGATGGCGAAGGAGCGTGAAGGCATCGCTGCCGTCAACCTTGTGCTGTACGACCAGGTCAAGGCGTTGGAGGCTTTCAATGCAGTGGGTGAGGCGCAGGCCAATGTGCAAACCGCCTACTACAACCAGCGGAATGCGCTGCAAGAGATCATCGACCTGCGCCTGAAAGAGGCCGAGGCCACCCAGAAGCAGATCGATGCATTGAAGCTGGGCGACCTGTCGACGCTGAGCCCTGAGCAGAAATATGCCGAAGCACAGCGCCAGTTCGATGCTGCAGCGCCTGGCGATGCGAAGAACGCAGCCGCTCAAACCCTGCTGACGGCCTCGCGGAGCTATAACGGCTCGACCGAGGCCTACGCGCGGGACTATGCCAAGGTTCAGGCGATTCTCGGGCTGCAAGCGGCTTCTCAAAAGTCGGCGGCAACGGTTGCGCAGCAGCAGCTGGATGCGCTCGACAAGCAGATCGGCGAGTTGGTCGAAATCAATGCTGGCGTCAGTAAGCGGGACAGCACGATGATCGAGCTTCAAAAGGCAATCCTTGGCCTAGGTTCCGCGATGTTGGCGCTTGCGAATGCCAACACTGTCGCCGGCAAGCCGAACGTCGGCAACGGCGCGTCGCTCGGCCAGAGTGCGGTGGACGGGGTGCTGACCGGCATCTACAAGGACCTGCTGGGCCGCGCGCCGGATGTCGATGGTCTGAAATTCTGGGAGGGCGTCGCAGCCAGCGGCCAGACCTACGACCAGATCGTTGCGGGCTTCAAGGGTTCCGACGAGTACAAGGCGCTGCATGGTTCGCACGCCAATGGACTGGAATTCGTCCCGTTCGACGGCTACCGCGCTGAGCTGCACCGCGGTGAGCGCGTGCAGACCGCTTCGCAGGTGGTGAATGGGGATAAGGCTTCGGCTGAAACCAACGAACTACTGCGGGAAGTGATTGCCCAGTTGCAGGCGGATAAAGAGCAGCGCGGTGCTGTCGCGATGGCAACACTGAAAGAACTAAAGACCGTCTCAAGCACTCAAGCCGCCACCAAACGCGAACTCGCACGGGCTGAATAAATGATCCTGATCGAACTGGTTGCCGCTATCGACGCGGTAGGGACGGTTGCGACCTTTTGTTTGTCCGACAGCAAGTTCGTCACCACGCCGGCCGACACGCCGCCGAACGTTGCGTTCCTCGATGCGCTGATGAATCCCGGCAGCATCGGGCTGCACGCTTACTCCGACGGCAAGACCACGGGCGGCACAACGAAGCTTGAGACGGGCGAGATCGTGATCGCCAACATCGACGGCGAGTTCGATGACTGGTTGAACTACAGCTTCGACGGCCGGCCGGTGACTATCCGCACCGGCACTGGCGGCGCCTACCCTGGCGCATTCCAGACGCTGTTCGTGGGCACGGTCGAAAGCATCGAGGCGGACTGGGGGCAGATCACCGTCCGACTGCGGGACAAGCAATACCTGTTCAGCCAGCCGGCGCTGGTGACGCGCTATGCCGGTGCCAATGTGCTGCCGCTGGGATTCGAAGGCGCGCCGACCGACATCATGGGGAAGGTGAAGCCGCGCTGCTACGGCACGGTCTTCAATGTGCCGGCAGTGCAGGTGGCTGACCAGCGACCTGCTGTCCTATGGTTCGGATGCTAAGCAGCAGATTACCTTCAGCTCGATCGTGGCTGGCACTGGCGGCGTCTGGACCAAGGCAATTGCTCTGCCATCTGGGAACACGGTGGTGCTGGTCTACGGGGCATCGCTGCACGCTGTGGTGTTCGATTCAACCGGAAATTTCAGCGCTCCGCTGCTCATCCGCTCGGGCCTGTCGACGATCGGTGGTGAAGCCACTGTCACGGCTGTTGCGGTCAACGACAATACAGACAATGTGCTGATTGGATCGTGCCCTGACGGCGGCACTGCTCTGCAAACCGTAATCCTCACGGTGAGCGGTCTGTCCCTCGGTCTCGGGACCATGGTCGCCACCACGCTTGGCACGGCAGCTGTTCGCCTGGTGGATTTGCGCGCGATCAGCAGCTCGGTGGGCGTCAACCGGAGCTTTATCCTCTCCGCCCTTGGCAGCACGACGACAATGCAGAATTACGGGATTGTCATTGTTTCGTCGGCCACGACGATGACGGTTGGCGCAGTACGCACCGATACCACGACTGCCAGCTTCGCTGCGGTGGTGGTGGTGCCTAACGCCGTCAGCGATGTCTATATCTCGCTCACGTCGACGGCCACGGTATTGTCCGCCAAGGCCGTTACCGTCAATCCGACGACGGGAGCGCAAACGCTGGGTTCCTCGGCCACCACGACCGTGACTTCCGCCTCGGGCATCTTGGTGCGCGAGAACCTGCAAACGTACGGTGATGCGTCTGTTGTTTTCCTCAATACGCTGCCGAAAGGTGCGAAATTGACTCTGGCCGGTACCGTTCCTGCATTCGGCACGCCGGTAGCGTTGACGAGCGCAATCACGACGGCGAACACCTACGCGATCAGCGCATGGAATGCGCTTCCTGGAACGGCAGTGTCCGGCACAGACTCGTCCGGCCGCTTCATTACCGAGATGACGGATTGGGACTCCAGCACCTTCGCGGCCATCCGTTCCGCTACGGTGGCAATGAGTGCGGCGCATACCGTGGTCTGGATCGGGCTCAGCGGCTACCCGCTCAACGTCTGGCAGCTGCTCAGCAGCTCGGAACTTGTCGTGGCCAACTGTCAGACGGCCGAGGGCTTCCCGACGACGCAGCGCCTCAATGGCCTGGCCACGTTTGCGCAGGTGTTGCTGGCTCCTGAGGCGAACTACCCCCGGTTCTCTCGGCCGCGCACAACGCTGTTCAGCGGTGACCATGTCCTGTCCGTTACGGACGGCACCAAGCCATCGGTTCAATACACGCTCAGCACGGTGAGCGGCGAGGCAACGCGCGCGCCTGTGAGCTTCTTGAACTCACTGACCTTCGGCCACCTGGGCTGGGACAACGCTGACCAGGTCATCGGCTATGGCTCAGGCCTTGGCTTCGGTATCTCCTGGGTGGCGGCCGGCCCGGCTCCCAGCCTTTCCCTGTCGCTTCAACGTGCGAGGATCGTATGATTATTTCCACTTCTGTTGGACTGTTCGGCCCATATGGTCGCGTTGAAGAGCGGGGCGACCGCGTGCGCGTCTGGCCGGTGGGCGCGCCGGATGATCAACTTGGCGCCGACCTGCCTTTCGATGTGATTGGCGTCTACGAGGTGCAAGACATCGAAGTCCCTATCGGCTTCGTTGCCGCGGACTACGACTGGATCGGCGGCGCGCTGGTTCGGAAGGTTATCGAATGAGCCGCGTGCTAAGCCACCCGCCGGCCGAGCGCCGCACCCATGACCGTCGCAAGGCGCTCACCGCGCATGCCGGATCGGTTTTCCGCTTCTATATCGGCGGCAACGCTATCGCCAGTTGGTACGTGGCGATGACCGAACCGAGCGCGCTGATGCACCAGGTGGCCACGATGCCGGAAGGCGCGGTGCTAATCTGGGCAGTGATGCTGATCGGTGCCTGGGCGCTGGTCGACGCTCTGATAAACGATGTTCTGCCTTGCCGGTACCACTGGCCGCTGGCGCTGCGGCAGCGTCACTTCATCCTGGCTGGCATGGCCTTTTGCTATATGGCCCAGCTCTATATCGCGTTCTTCACAGCCCGTCCGGCCTCGCTGCTGGTCTATTACACCTGGAACGCCGTCGCGATCATGTTCGTCGCCTTCCTCGACGCTACCCAAAGAGCAAAGGACCACGCATGCAAAACTACCGCCGCCTGACAATCGCGGCATGGATCTGGCTGTCGCTCTTCTGGAGCGCCAGCGCCTGGGCCGCGACGACGACTTTCGCCAGCGACCTGTCGAAAATACCGGCGGCGGCCGTCGCGGTCGCGCTGGGCCTGTCCCTGATCGGCGGCGCCGCGGCAACGCTCCGCAAGATCGCCAGTCCGGACATCACTATCACCAATATGCCGCTGGTGGTCGCCAGCGACATGCTGATGTCGGTCGTGGCCGGCCTAGTCACTTATTCGGTGATCGCCTGGCAGGAATTCCCGCTGCTGCTGCAGCCGGGCTGCATCACTATCGCCGCATTCGGCGGCTCGCGGGTAGTTGACCGCTACCTTGGCGCTGGGCTGGCGCGCATCGACCGCCTCGGCGGCAAACCAGAAACTGAAGGAGTAGCACAGTGAACCTGACCAAGAACTTCACCTTGGAAGAACTGACCCATTCGGCAAAGGGCATGCTGCTTGGGCTGGACAACACGCCGAGCGTTGCCGTGATCGCCGAGTTGCTGCTCACCGCCAACATGCTTCAGAAGATCCGCGACTACCTGACCGAGCTGCGCGACCGCGACACGCCAATGTCCGACATCAGCGGCTACCGCGCTCTGGCGGTGAACCGCGCCGTCGGCAGCTCCGACACCAGCGACCACGTCAAGGGCAAGGCCGCCGACTTCAAGACCACAGGTATGTCACCCTTCGAAGTCTGCCAGGCGCTGCTGCCGAAGATGGCCGAATTTGGCATCGAGCAACTGATCAACGAACTGACCTGGGTGCACGTCGGGCGCGGCAAGCAGGCCAACCCGATCAACCGAGTGCTGACGATCGACAAGCACGGCACGCGGCCTGGCATCGTGCAGGTGCGGCCATGAACCCTATCGACATCACCATCACCAAGTACAAGGTGATCGCTGCCTGTATCGCTCTTGCAGTGGCTCTGGCTGGAGCGGCGGCCGCTGGCGCCATCGTCAACGGCTGGCGCCTGGAAGGCGGCCATCAGCGCGCCATCGCTAGCGAGAAGGCCGATTTTGCGACCCTGCTGGCCCAGCACAACGACCTGAAGATCAAGGTCGAGAAGCAAAACGGCTCGGTCGACTTGCTAGCCGCGAAGACGGAGTCCGCCGACCTGCGTCGCCTGCAGGCTGAAAGGTATGCAGTCGGTATCGTGGCTACTACCGAGAAGCGCATCGCCGAAATCACGGTCAGCAAGGCTACTACCTGCGACGGCGTTCTACGTGATGCATGGGGGAAACAATGAAAGCTCTAATTTGCCAAATTGGTCAAGTTGCCTTGTTGGTGCTGGCATTGACCGGTTGCGCCACGACGCAGCCGAAGTGCGAGCCGGCGAAGGTCGTCGAGAAGGCGGTCGCCGTCGGATGCTTGGGGGATACGCCCGATGAGCCGGTCGACCAAGTCGGCGCCGGAGCGTACCCTGGCGACAAGGCTGCCGCGCAGGCCGCACTGATCGATGCTGCTGCGTGGAAGGGGTACGCGGTGAAGCTGAGGGCATCTCAGGCCGGGTGTGACAAGAAGCAGGCCGGGCCGTTTGTACCAACTGCAACGCCGAGTAGATAG